TGTACATCCGGATAAAATCATCAGACACGCAAACGTTAGTGAAAACCGGCTTAAGAATTTCCGTCCTGATTTCCTTCGGTCTGCCACTCTCCAGCGCCTCCAGCTTATCTTCCAGCCCCCTGGCGGATTCGCTGGCAATTTCCAGCATCGCCTTTTGGGACTTGTTACCCGCAACCTGCGCGGCGGAGTTGATCGCCAGCTCCAGGCTGTCACGCCGCCAGTCAGCGGTCAGCCAGCCCCAGACAAACGCCAGCGCAACCACTACCAGCCACTGGCCGTTTGTCATCACCGCACCCCGTTATGTTCCAGACTGAAGTGATTACCGTCCGGACGGGATTTAAAGCGGCCGCCCCACGTACCGCCCAGCGATTCCCAGTGTTCACCCAGCGGGAGATAATCGGCGGTGTCTGTTTTGTACTGGCCATTCACGAACAGATTAAAGTCCACGGCCAGGCGCTGGGTATGCAGACTGTTGGTGATACCGCTGCCCTTTTTAGCGTTCAGCGCCGCCTGTTCCGGTGTGCGGTACGCCTCGCCAAAGGTCAGACGATAGCCGTGCTCTTCAGCCCAGTGGATCAGACTGGCCACCATCACGGTAAACAGCTGCTGCTTTTCACTTAACGTCATAATTTACCTGCCCCTGCGTTAATCCCTTTACGTTTGAGCCAAAGCTCAACCCCCTGAAGCCCTGCCAGCCCCAGCGCTGATCCAATCCCCAGAAGCGCCAGCGGGTGAAGCTCCGGAACCAGATACAGCGCCGAACCCGCCGCCACAGAAAGCGCACTCCCGACAATTACACGCCCGATGGCCAGCCGTGCCGTAACAGGCTCATTGCTGGACAGTAGCTTACCCAGCGCGATTAGCGCCCCCATAACCGCCAGCGTCAGAGCGCCTTTTTCGTACTCCTGCATCCCTGCCCCTTGACG